GGGCAGGGCACGCTTCGACTCAGCGTCGACGAGCAGGGTGTCCACTTCGAGTTCGAGGCCCCGAAATGCGACCTCGGCGACCGGTGCCTGGAAATGGTGCGGCGCGGCGATTATTCAGGCTGTAGCTTCGAGTTTTGGCCGGAAGAGTACGACAAAGAGGTGAACGAAGCACCGAACGGCGACGTCGACGTGAAGATCACCCACCGGAAGTTCCGCGCCATCACCGCTCTCACCATCGGCATGGACCCAGCATATACGCAGACGAGCGTGAACGCCCGCGAGATAGCGAAGCGCGAAGACCCCACTGCTGAACCACAGCAGGCAGACCCACAGCGGCAAGCACAGGAAGAGCGCGAGGCGCAGCTGAAGCGCGACTACGATGCCCGCCGCCGGCAAATCGAAATCGATAGTTTTTAACCATTTTATCACCCTTAAAATTTTAAGTGAAGATGAAAACAAAAGAGCAGTTACAAGTTCGTAACCGTGAAATTCAGAGCCGCATGTCGGAGCTGAACGACGTAGCCTACCGCGAAAAGCGCGACTTCAACGAGGCCGAGCAGCGCGAGTGGGATGCCCTCACCCGTGAGAAAACCCTGAACGAAGGCGAGCTTCGCCTCATGTTGAACGAGCGCGAGCTGGCCCAGTTCGCTGAGCGCAAGTCGAAAGATGAACAGCTCCGCGAAATCCTCCGCACCTCGAAGGAAACCGGCAACAAGCGCGAAATCCTGCTGTCCTCCGGTTCTAACAGCAGCGGTTCGAGCAACACCACCGCCAACATCGATGCCTCCGGCGCCATCGAGCTGTCAATTCACGAGATGATCCCCACCTTGCACGAAGGACTCGGCCTGCCCGAGACTCTTCGCGTCGTGACTGGTGTCACCGGCAACGAGGTGTGGCCCGTCAGCGTGAACGACGTCGAGATGGAAGAGGTCGGCGAGGTTGCCCAGCTCTCCGACCAGGTGCTCGACTTCGCGAAGATCAACCCCGAGCAGCATCGCTGCGGCCTGAAGGTGCCCGTGTCTAACATGGCCATCGATAATGCCGCCTTCGACCTCATGGCCTTCGTGCAGGAGAAGTTCACCATCGCCCTGCGCAAGTACCTCGCCAAGAAGGTGTACTCGCAGGCAGCGTGGACCGGTAACAAGGGCCCGTTCTCCGGTTTGACCGCGAAGGGCACCATCACACTCGGCAGCGGCTCAGAGTATGCCGACATTCTCGCAGCCGTCGCAGAGTTCTCCGACAAGGGCTTCTTCGAGGGCGACGTTGTGCTCGTTCTCGACCGCGTGACCGAGGCCAAGCTGAAGGCCACGCCGCTCATCGCTGGCGCCGCCGGTGGCTTCGTTGTTCAGAACGGCCTCTGCGCCGGTTATCCCTACGTGGTGACCCACTTTCTGAACACGACCCTCGACAACAACAACAAGCTCGTGCCCACTCAGACCCGCTCCATCGGTATCGGCTACTTCGAGTGGCTGGCCGTCCAGCAGCATGGTGATGTTCGCCTTGTGGTTGACCCGATCACCCTCGCCGACCGCAACGTGACCCGTGTCATCCTGAACACAGCGTTCTCGATCACGGACCTCTCGAAGTACATCAACGGCGGCGACCCGCAGACCGCTGGCGGTGTCACTACCTATCCCACGCAGGCGTTCGCTTTGTACACGGTGACCGCCGGCAGTTCGAGCGGCCTCTAATCTCTGCACCACCTCCTCGGTACTTTCATAGTTTCCACCACCGTCGGCGTCGTCAGCGCCGCGGTGGTTTTGGAGGAGGTTCTTTTATTAATCAAACAACCCGCTTTTATATATGAGCCTGCTCACCGACATCGCCTTCGCGGCCGCAATTCGTTCAAACGCCGACCTGCTCGCAGAACTGCCAGCGGGCGACGTCTACAACATCAGCATCGCGCTACCTGACAGGGACGTGGAAAACGCGCCCATTCCATACGTCATCGTGGGGTTCGCTGGCATGCAGAGCGACGCGGACACGAAAGACGACGACTTCGAGGGAGAGAGCGACAGCGTGCAGATCATCATCACGACGACAGCGCCGACGCGCGAGAAGCTCGGAGAGCTGATGACTGACATCCGCACCACCGTGCGCGACTATTTCCGGGAGCACCAGGGCGACACCTCCGACGACGTGTTCGCGCAAATCCCCGACGATATGAGCGTATCGGCCAGCGGTGTGTCCTACGACCCCGACAAGCCGTGCTACTGGCAGGAACTCACGTATAATTGTATAACTAAACCCGATTAATTATGGCAGTTATTAAAGGTCAAAATCTACGCATCAAGCTCGGCCAAAAATACGTGGCCTTTGCTACAAACGCCACCGTCCACATCGGGGCCTCTCTCGAGGAAAGCTCGACGAAAGACTCCACGAACGGATGGCAGCAGCAGGAGGTCACGGGCATGAACTGGGACATCTCCGTCGACGCTCTCTACAGCGTTGAGACTGATGCCACAGGCGTGAACGCGGTCGACGCTCTCGACATGATCCTCGCACAGCAGAAGGTTCTCGTCGAGTTTACGCAGGCGGAAGGTGCGAAGAACCGCGTGCCCGGCACGGGCGCCATCAAGTACTCCGGCTATGCCTGGGTGAACGATGTGTCGGTGAACACTCCGAACCGTCAGAACGCGAGCTACACTCTTCAGGCTACCGGCGACGGCCAGCTTGTGAAGGGCGACATCTCGGAATAGTTTGTAACGTACCCGCGCCCGCCTGTTTACGCATGGCGGGCGTGGTTTTTATTTGGGAACTATGGAACAAGTAAAAAAGATTACCATCCTCGGAAAAGAGGTGACACTGAAGATGAACATGGCCGTGCTCATCGGCTACGAGGGGCTCACCGACAAGACATTCCTCGGCGAGACTTTCGAGACCGTGCGCGACCGCTATGCGCTCATCTGCGCCGTTCTTTCGCAAAGTCCGGACGGCAGCCCGGAGCTCGCAGAGCAACTTCTCCACGAGTCAGATTTTACCGAGTTCGACAAGGTGTTTGCCGCTGTCCTGGAACTCGCCACCGAGTTCTTCCATGTGCCCGCAGTGGTGAAGGAAGACGAGCAGAAGCAGGAGGACGGGCAGGGAAACTGAAAAGCGCCCACGAATGTTACGAGATGCTCGTGGGCGAGATAGGTGTCAGCCATTCCGACTTCATGTACCGGCTCGAGTATTGGCAGGTGGTCGTTATCATTCGAGGCTACCGCCGACGCCAGCAGCCGTTGTGGGAGGCCGCACGCATGAACGCATTCTTCTCTATGGCGGGGACCGCGAACCTCGCGCAGAACGGGATACACACCGACCAGGACCTCATCCGCTTTCCGTGGGAGAAGGAGAGGGAGCGCCAGGAAGTACCGGACGACGACGAAGTGGAAGAAATGCGGCGCGAAATCCAAAAGCTGAACGAGACAGCCACATGACGGCTGCCTCGTTTTCATTTTTTCAGCGCTTCGGCCAGCTTGTCGAAATCGTCGTGCACCGACTGGGCGACCACCTTCGCGTATCTTTGCGTTTGCGTGATGTTGGTGTGCCCGAGCATTCGTGCCAGGTTCTCAATCTTCACACCCTTGCGCAAGGCATACGTGGCGAAGGTGTGGCGGCCCATGTGCGAGTGGAGCGGCCGGGAAATGCCGCAGGCCATCCCCAGCGCCTTCAGGGCGCGGTTGTAGTCGGCGTTGCACATCTTCGGCAGCTCTCCGTTGTATTTGTCCAGGATGGCCACCACAGGCGGGAGCAGCGTGCTAACGAACGGCACGCCCGTCTTCACGCGCTCGCCGACGTTGCGCCAGGTGCCGTCCACGAGCCGGTACTGGCTTTTGTCGAATCGCTCCATGTCTGAAAACGAGAGGCCGGTGTACATTTGGAAGATGAAGAGATCGTGCGCGACGTCCATCGTCGACCCCTTCAGCGGGCGGATGCTTTCAAAGGCTGCCATCTCCTCTTCGGTGAGGTAGTCGACCGTCTCACGCTCGCCACGGCTGAACTCACCCTTCAGGCGGTCGTATGGGTTCGCCGCGATGACGCCCATTTTGTACGCGCGGTTTAAAAGCGCTTTGAGACACTTGTGGTAGGTATAGACAGCGGAGTCGCTCAGCGGCTCGGCCTTCGCCCCCTGTTTCTTCGCCGAGTCGCTCTGCTGCTTCGTCAGGCCGTGAAGGAATGCGTCGAATTTGTACATGTTCTCCGTCGTCATGTCGGCCCATGTGCCGAAAAGCGCACACTCTTCCATCCTGACGAGCAGGGGGTGGTAGTGTTTCAGCGTGCCCTCCCGCAGTCGCATCAACGGCAGCTGCGAACGAATCCAGGCGAGCACCTCGCCGTTCTTTCCCTCGTCCTTTTGCACCATCACCCTGCGCTTGATCTCGGCCGCGTCAATCGGGACGCCATGCTCGAACATGTCGGTCGTGACGTCGGTCACGCGGCGAAGTATCACGGCCAGCTGGCGGTTCATCTCGTCGCAGTCCACGCGGTTTATAATGGTGCCAAAAGCAAATTCACTGCGTAACACGCGCACGCCCGTGGGCACGTACATTGTTTTTCCTTTAGAAGATATTCTCACCTCGACCGGCCCCGCTTTCCCGTTCGGCGTCTTCCCGCGGTGGTCGAATACTATCTGCGTTCTTATCATTTCTTTTCTGATTTTTAGTTATTTCGTTTTGTTTTTATTCCATTTTGGGATATTTCCAGGCCGAAAAACTTTGCAAATTCTTCCCCCTTGTTTACCCCCACCTTGTTTGGGGGAAGAAAGTGGTAAAATTTTTGTCTTAAATCGGCACAAAACGGCACGTTTCTCATTTACCCCTTACGTGCCGCCATCGCCTCGAA